TAACATGACCAAAGCTAAAGGAAAGAATAGAAAAGTATCATATATAGGAACATGTACTGGTACTTACCTATTAAAGTCTAAGATAGATTCATCCAGGAGAGAGAATATATATACTTTAAGTGGATTGGATCCAAAGACCATGACCAGAGAGAATCTAAATAAATATGAGAGGTTATTTGTACAGTACTTAGTAGGTGGAATGAAGCCTGTAGAGGCATATATAAAGTCATTCCCTACAGATAACCCAGGTTATGCTAATTTTAAGAGTGCAGAATTAACTAAGACTAAGAGAATAAGGAAAGCTATGAAGAAGGAGTTAGAGCCAGTACTGGAGAAACTTGGAATAACACAAGAATACGTGCTTGAAGGCATTAAGTCTACCATAGAGGTGGCTGAGAAAGATGACACTAAGCTTAAGGCTTTGTTCAAACTATCAGACATACTTGATCTGGAAGACAAATCCTCAGCAAAGGTCACCCAGCTTACGGGAATACAGTTTCAAGGATTTTCAGAAGAGCAATTAGATAAAGCAGAAAGACCAAAGGAAATAGAAAGTGGGACATAGTGTAATTGGTAGGTGGTTTGTTAGTGCTTTAGATAAAATAGCTAAACAGGTAGATGAAGAAGGTGGAGTTGATACTGTATCTAAGATAGATAGAGCTTTAGAGAAATATCAGGAAGGAGGTCATATCAATGAAGAGGAGAAGGATGCACTTAGACATTATTATGGCATGAGAGCACTTAGTAATAAGTATGGAGCTACTGGAGCATGGATAGCTGGTCATGCAAATGAGGGTATTGATAGGATTACTCCATTAGCCTTAGGAGGTGATGATAAGATACAAGCAGATGTAGATGCATTTAATAATGCTGTATCATTAGAGCATTTAGAAGAAGGTAGAGGGAAAGATTTTCATGAAGAGATGACTGCAGAAGAACTCAGGCAACCTTTGGAATTTCTAAAAATACCTCCTAAATGGAAAGCATATGAGTAACTGCTGGGATTGTGGGGATCAGCAGTCTGGGTATTGTACCTGGTTTAGAAGTAGAAAGAAGATACCTATGCATATAGTAGATAAAGGATGTAGCTACTACAGGCAGAGAACATCAGAGGATGTTAAGGTAGATAATATTATTACTCATATAATAGATGTCTTTGATGGGGAGGTATTGAACCGTGAACCTGTGAGAAAGACATATAAAAGAAAGAAATATGTTAAGTCTAAACACAAATATGGGGAAAGAAAGGACTGGTAATGGTTGATGTAAATAGTAAGGCCTTTGATCTTATGACCACTGCTGCAGATGCAACTAATGTTTTTGAAGATGAATCAGATATAGCATTCGATCCTGAAGGATCAGACTATGATTATAAAACTGCTCTTGAGTTAATGGAACTTTATCCTTTAACAATGGCTAAACCTGAAAGATTAGGAGGGTATGAGGGAGAAACGCTCTCCGATGAAGATTCATTTCAGGCATGGGTATGGCATGATGACGAAAAAGATTGGGTAAAACATGGAGGTACATTAGATCCTAGGACAGGAATGCTTTTAAAAGGCATGGCTAGAGATTCTAAGCCAGGGAGTGAGGCATTTGAGTCAATTAGGAAAGGTATTGAAGAGGAAGAGAGACTAGGGAACAAGTTTATCACTAAGAATGGGAGATATTATTCAGTTCCTAAACAATAATACACACTAAACACGAAAGTTTTTGCATATAACTAACAGAAAGTAGCAGATTAAACTATGAAGAAGAGTAATACTGTGTCAAAACATGACATAATACGTGAGATAAAAGACATTAATAAGACAATTAATGGAACTATCTACAGTTTAGATCTATTAATGGGTACATTTAGGAATTATATTGAGTTTAAAAAGGATGAAAAGAAGTTCACTAAATTTCTAGAGAAAAAGTTTAAGGATAAAGAAGATAGTAAGTGAATATCAATACTCAAGATGTAAGCAAAGCTGAGGAAGACCTTAGGTTAGCACACAAAGATTTAGTAGCATTTGGTAAGTTGTTTCTACCAGATGATTTTATGCGAAGTGAAACCCCTTTTTTTCATTATGAGGTAGTAGATGCAATTAATGACTTGTCCGTTAGACAGTTGGCAGTTATACTTCCACGCGGGCATGGGAAGACTGTTCTTACTAAGTGCGGTATTCTTCATGATTTCCTCTTTACTCAGGAGCCACTATTTTATGGCTGGGTCGCAGCTTCCAGTAAGATTTCTGTCCCTAATCTTGATTATGTTAAGTATCATCTTGAATATAACGATAAGGTCAGATACTATTTTGGTGAACTAAAAGGAAAGAAGTGGACTGAAGATGACATTGAACTCACAAACGGATGCAAACTTATCAGTAAATCAAACCTCTCAGGAATCAGGGGTGGAGCGAAACTCCATAAGAGGTACGATCTCATCGTATTGGATGATTTTGAGGATGAAAATAATACTATTACTCCTGAGAGTCGCTCCAAGATCTCAAATCTTGTTACGGCAGTGGTATTTCCAGCACTTGAGCCTAAAACAGGAAGGCTTAGAATAAATGGAACTCCTGTGCATTATGATGCTTTTATTCAAAGGATACTTGTTGGTTGGGAGCAGGCAAAGAAAGAGAATAAAGACTTTAGTTGGAAAGTGATAACATATAAAGCATTACAAGATGATGGTACTCCTTTATGGCCTTCATGGTTTGGTCATAAGGAGATGAAGAGAAAGAAGAAATTCTATCAGGATTCTGGTACTCCACAAAAGTTCTATCAGGAATACATGATGGAGGTACAGAGTGCTGAAGATGCTATATTCACAAGAGATCATATTAAATTTTGGGATGGTAAGTTTTACGTTGATACTGAAACTGGACTTTCTTTCGTTGATGCCAATGGTCAAGGCTTTAAACCTTGTAGTGTTTATGTAGGCGTGGATCCTGCAACTGACTCTGCAAGAAGGGACTCAGATTTCTCAGTTATAATTGCAGTAGCTGTGACTCCTGAGAATGATATATATGTAATTGACTATGTCAGAAAGCGTTCTTTGCCAGTTTTGGGTATACCAGGGGAAGGCAGGCTGGGTATTGTAGATTATATCTTCCAATTCTCAAAAAGCTACAAGCCCAGCCTTTTTACAATTGAAGATACTTCTATGTCTAAACCTATATTCCAAGCTATTAACTCAGAGATGAGAAGGAGAAATGACTTCTCTATAGGATATAAGGCAGAGTTACCAGGAACAAGAATGAGTAAGAGAGATAGAATACAAGAGATATTAGCACAAAGATTTAGTATAGGGCAGATTCATATTAAGAAGGAACATTATGATCTGCATAGAGAAATAATAACCTTTGGACCGAGAATGGCTCATGATGATACTATAGATGCTTTAGCTTATGCATGCAAGTTTGCTAATCCACCTATGGCAGCAGGTCAGGATAAAGAAGGTAATTGGTATAAAAAGAAACCCAAACCTAGGGATTGGGTAGTAGCATAAGGAGTTAGTTATGGCAAATGATAAAAAGATAAGCAAAAAAATGCAAGAAATTCTTAGTGATAAAGAATATATGGATGCTATGAGTTGGATATTTAGTGACGAGCGGATGCCTCACCTAAAAGACCCTTATGAAGGAATTAGCGGTACTCTTGCACAGTTAAAGGGGTTAGACCCATCCTCCTATCAACATCTATTGGATAGAGATGATGCAACGCAGGAGGATTTAGATAGATGGCATATGATAAACTGGTTGCAATCACAGCGAATTCGTAGATCTCATGGATATGGGTATGATCGTGAGGGGAAAAGGTTGCCTGGAGGATCAGGGACACCACCCTCAGATAGGAAACCAGGTGAGTCTGTGAAACTTAGAAGGATAGAAGACAAAGTTATGGATGATTTTATAGAAGCTGATAGTAAATATAATATGGGTGAGTAATGGCTGATATAATTACAACACAAGATTTATCCGTAGAGGATACAAGCGAATTAAAGACTGGGGATACTAAAAGGAAATATGGTAAATGTCCTCCAGGTAAGAAGCGAGTAGGGAACAAGTGTGTTCCTGTAAAAAAAGGAGGCTAATATGCCACAAGGAAAAGGTACATATGGAAGCAAAGTAGGAAGGCCTCCAAAGAAAACAAAGAGTAAACCTGTAGAATCAATGTCTGAAGAAAAAACATCTGCTTTTTTCCAAGGGAGTCCTGAGCAAGTAGCAGGCACTATGAAAAGAAACCCATCTTTTAAGAAAGGGATGGAAGAATACTATGGAGTTACTCTTGGTGATGATGACAAAATTAAAGCTATCTATTAAGAGGAAGTAATGGCTAAAGATGCCTTACATATATGACCCTATAATAAAAAACCTCACCCAGTTAGGGAAAGGCATAAGAAATGAGTAATGGTCAAACTAGAGATTTTGGAACAGGCACTGGAATGAATCCAGGGTTATATGCTAACCTTTTAGCTATGAGAGGGGAAACAAGTCAAGCCTTTATAGAAGATTTTAATAAGGAAAAGGTAAAGCATTCAGATTATTTAACAGGACAACTTGGGAAAATTCATCCATCGGTTATGCAAGGAGAAATGGAGGGAGTATCATCTGCTTTGAAAGATTTTTATGTAGACAGAGGTATACTTTCAGGTCTTGAAAGTATGATAGAATTAAAATATCATGAAAGAAAAAAGGAACGTGTATTAACACCAGAAGTATTAAAACAAGCTAATGAAATAATAAGTACTAAAGTGAGTGAATGGAGGGATATGTTACCTCCAGATAAACAAGGTATATTTGATAAGAAAATAAATATGTGGTTAAATTCAACTTATTATGAGTCTACAGGTTTAGATGTAGCAGAAAAAGAATTATCATCATTAGGATATCTGTTTAAAGATTATGGCAGGCATCCTAACATGGAAATATCAAGTGAAGGTTCTAAAGTTGCAATATCTAAAACTCATTTTATATCACCAAAGAAATACGAAGATCCTTGGGAAGAACAAATTATGAATGACTTTATAAATCAAGATAATATATTAAATCTTTATCCAAGTGAATTTGATAAATTTATGAGGAGCCTAAAAGATAATGGCTAGAAAAAAGAAAGCTGACCAGATTAGAGAGTTATATAATCTTTCTAATAACTGGACTAGACAGCAATGGCAGTTTGTAAATCAAAAAGGATATGAGTTTGCACATGATGAGCAGTTGTCAAGTGGAGAGAAAAAGTCTCTTGAAGACCAAGGGATGCCTACATTCACTATTAATAGGATACTTCCTGTTGTAGAGATGCTTAATTTCTATGCTACAGCTAATAACCCACGATGGCAAGCAATTGGTGTAGAGGGAAGTGATGCTGACGTAGCAGCAGTATTCTCAGATCTTGCAGATTATATATGGTCCTTATCAGATGGGTCTACTTTATATGCAAATGCTATTAATGATTCTATATGTAAAGGTTTAGGATATCTTCTTGTAAATGTAGATACAGATATGGATAATGGAATGGGTGAAGTTACTATACAACAGCCAGAGCCATTTGATGTATATGTAGATCCTAAGTCAAGAGATATTATGTTTAGAGATGCTTCTTTTGTTTTAATAAGAAAAGTATTACCTAAGAGTCATATATCAAAGTTATTCCCTCAATATAAAAGAAAGATAAGTAAGGCTACCTCTTTAGATGGAGATAATAGTTTAACTGAAAGATCAATGTCTGATGGTGAGCATAAGTTATTTCTCAAAGATGATCCAAATGCAGAGGACTATGGTATAACTATTGAGGGGGAGCATGAAGATGTATTGGAATTATTTGAGTTATATGAAAAGATAAAGATTTCCTATATTAATCTATTTTATAGGATACCTCCTGACCCTGCGCAATTAAAGGCTATACAACAACAGGTTCAGGTAAGAATGAAAGAAATGGCTGCTGAGATGCAAGTTGGTCTTATGGAACAAGATAAGCAAATGCAAGAAGCAGTTCAAGCTGGTAAAATGATACCTGAGAGATATCAACTAGAAATACAGAAAGCTCAAAAGATGATGCAGCAACAGTTACAAGCTGCTGAGCAAGAGTATATGAGCCAACTACAAGCAGAAGCTTCTAAGATAGAGAATAAGGTTATCTCTGAAAAAGAATTTAAGATATTAATGAAAGATAAGAAGTTTCAAGAATCTGTAGTGGATGCTATTCAATTTTATGGTACTAGGATAAAACAAACATGTGTAGCAGGAGATACTCAACTATATGAACAAGTATATCCAGAGAATATAACTGAATACCCAATTATACCATTTCATTATAAATGGACTGGAACTCCATATCCAGTGTCAGCAGTATCACCATTAGTTGGTAAGCAGAAAGAAATAAATAAATCACACCAGATAATGGTACATAATGCTTCATTAGGTTCATCATTAAGATGGTTATATGAAGAAGGAAGTATAGATCCTGATCTATGGGAGAAATACTCTTCATCTCCAGGTGCATTACTAGCAGTAAGACCTGGTTCAGAGAAACCCACTCCTATTATGCCTGCGCCTTTATCTAATGCTTTCTTCTCTATAGTACAACAAGGTAAAGCTGATATGGAATACTTAGCTGGTATTTACTCTTCTATGCAGGGAGATACTCAGCAACAACATGAAACATTTAGAGGTATGTTAGCTTTAGATGAATATGGAACTAGAAGAATTAAACAATGGATGGGACAAGCTATTGAGCCTGCATTAAGACAACTTGGTAAAGTAGTGATGCAGATATCCCAGTCTGTATACAGTGCTAACAAAAGATTTAGGATAGTTCAGCCATCTGCTTTACAAGAACAAAAAGAACAAGAGATTAATATTCCTATTTATAATGATATGGGGAATGCTATAGGGAAGTCAATGGACTATTCATCAGCTAAGTTTGATGTCAAGGTAGTATCAGGATCTACTCTTCCTGTGAATAGATGGGCATACTTAGCAGAATTAAAGGAACTATTGCAATTTGGGGTTATAGATGATATAGCAGTTCTTGCTGAAACTGATGTGAGGAATAAGGAACAAATAGCCAAGAGGAAGAGTATGTATGCACAACTTCAAGGTCAACTATCTCAATTAC